AATCGTCAATACCCTTTTTGATCAAGGCAGCACCTGATTTTTGTTACCCCCCCTACCGCCGAAAACTTACAAAATTTCTTCGGCGTTTTCTTACAATTTCAAATCGGCGTTGACACTCTGCCGCTGCTTTCGACCCGCCTATCTCCTTGGACAGTTTGACCACCTGGATCTCGTATTCTCTGTCGTACTTCTTCTGATTTCCTGCCATTCCTCTTCTCCTCCATTTTACTCCTTTTTCGTCTTCCTGTGAGAATAAAAGGTGTCAACTAAAATTGTACTACATCACGGGCTGTTTTACCGGATCGACCTGGTCCAGACCGTGCCCGGCGTATGGCCGGCGTGTTTGGATTTGACGCTGGTGCGGTATGAAAGAGGGGGCGGAGAACGTGAGATGGTTTGAGCGGATCGTCGCGGCCCACACCGCGGTGACAGACCGGGTCAGCCATTTGGAGCGCCTCAAGTCCGACCGTTATTTTGTCTGGCAGGAGGACGGGACCAACGACCTGAGCGCGGACGGCGGACACGCCGAGCGGGCGGTGACCGGATTTACAGACCTGTTTACCCCTCTGGAGTTCGACCCCTGGGCGGACGCCCTGGGGGAGAGCCTGTCCGGTTACGGGATCTCCTGGAGCCTCCGGGACGTGCAGTTCGAGGAGGACACCAGGATCCTCCATTACACCTGGGATTGGGAGGTCACGGACGAAGATGGCTAATTTGGGTTTTAAAGGGCTGGAGGAGTATTCCGCCAAGCTCAACCGGCTTTCCGCGCTGAGCCGGGACAATATTATCGGAGCGGCCGTCTATGACGGGGCCAAGATCATGGCAGACGCCATCAAGGCGGAATTGAACGCCCTGCCAACCGACGAGGGGCACGACCGAAAAAAGGCCGGCCCCTCCCAGGCGGACAAGGATGCAGTGATCCAGGGCATGGGGATCGCGCCCATGCAGGATGACGACGGGTATCTAAACGTAAAGGTTGGCTTTGACGGCTATGACGCACGGCCCACGCCCCAATATCCCAGGGGACACCCAATCGCCATGCTGGCCCGGTCGATCCGCAGCGGGACCAGCTGGATGGAGGGGCACGATTTCGTAAAGACCGCAAAGGCTAAGAGCCGCCCAGCAGCAATTGCAGCCATGAAGCAGCGGGTGGAGCGGGAGATCGAGAAAATCATGAAATAACGCCCCCGGGGAGGGGGGCGAGAAGGAGCATTGGAAAGGAGTGTATTCCTATGGCAAAAATCGGCGTATCCAAACCCTATTACGCCATTTACAACCACAACGAAGAGGCCGGGACGGTTACCTACTCCGGCGGCGGCGTGCTGGGAAAGGCCACCGAGGTGGACGTGACCATCAACACCAGCGAGGACAATAACCTCTACGCCGACAACGGGATCGCGGAGACCGACCGCCAGTTTACCGACGGCACCCTGACCATCGGCACCGACGACCTGAGTGCCGAGGTAAGCAAGGCCATCCTGGGGGCGAAGGAGCAGTCCGTGGGGGAGATCGACGGCGTCTCCGACGAAACGGCGAAGGAGCTCATTTTTGACGACGACATGGTCAACCCCTATCTGGGGGTGGGCTTCATTGTCAAAGGCCAAAAGAGGAATGTCCCCTATTGGCGGGCGCTGGTGTTTACCAAGACGATGTTTAACGTCCCCGACGACGCGGTGACCACCCAGGGGGAGAGCATCGAGTGGCAGACCCCCAGCCTGGTGGCCACCATCCTCCGGGACGACACCGCGACGCACGTATGGAAAAAGGAAGCCACCTTTACCACTGAGGCCCAGGCGGAGGCCTATCTCAAGGCCCGGCTGGGCATTACCGCCGCACAGGCGTCCCAGGTTTCCAGCTACGGCGTCCGGAAGACGGCGGCGGAGAAGGTTTAACCAATGGGAAGGACCATTGAGATCGAGATCGGCGGGAAGACCTTCCGGATGTGCTTTACACTGTGGGCTTTCGGGCAGGTGTGTGAACGGTATGAGAGCCTGCCCAAGTACCTGGCTAAGCTGGATGAGCTCGTATCCCAGGGGGACAACCTGGCGGCTATGGACGAATATCTTTGGCTTTTGTCCATCCTGCTGGATGCGCAGTATCAGAGGGAAAGCTGGGAGGACGGAGAGACCGAACCGCCCCCGGAAGAAAAGGACCTGCCCGCTCTGTTCTCCCCCGGGGACTTTGTGGAGGTACAGCGGAAGGTGCTGGACTGCATTTCCCTGGGAAACAGCCGCACCGTGGGGGTGGACGCCCCAAAAAACGGCGGGGGGGCCGGAGACGCGCCGGCCCCCGAGAGCTGACCTTAATCTGGTACCTCTGGTACGCGATGGCCTGCGGCCTCACCCGGTCCGAGGCCCTGGCCTCCCCCTTCGGGGAGATTCAGGACCTGGCCGCCATCTATCAGATCAAGGAGGAGGGCGGGGAGTACCGGGAGATCGTCAGCCGGGATCAGGAGATCATTCCGGATGTGGATTGAGAAGAAAACCGCGCTCGGGCGGAGCGGAGACGGCCCGCTTCGCCCGGGACGGGCGCAAGCCATTTCAAAATAGATTTATATTTTAAAATATATTTTGAAATAGCTTGCGAAATACATTGTCAGGACGGTGATGGTATGGCGGCAACCGACATTGGCCTTCGGCTTGGAATAGACGGGGAAGCGGAATTTAGAAGTAGTATCAGGGCAATCAACGCTGAGTTTCGGGCGCTGACAGCGGAATCAAAGGCGGTATCCGCCGAGTTTGCCGCCAACGCCAACAGCGAGGAGGCTTTATCTGCCAAAAACGAGGTTCTGAAAAAGTCGCTTTCCGCGGTGAAACAAGGACTGTCTACTGTTGAAAGCGAACTGGACCGGCAGCGGGAAAAGCTTGCAGCGCTGGGGACGGAGCTGGATCAGGTTATCGCCGCAGAGGGTGAAACCTCAAAAGCGGCCTCGAAAGCGCAGAATGCTTATAACCAACAGGCGACAAAGGTAGCCAATCTTGAGCGCCAGTATCAATCATTTCGAACGGAAGCGGCAAACCTCCAGAACACGATGGAAGGGGTGGAGGATACCTCCACAAGAGCCCAGCGGGCCCTCTCTGCCCAGAGCGTTCTGGCCGGGATGGGAGCCTGGTCCGCCCTGGAGGGGGCGGTCAGGAGCGCCTCGGCGGCGATAGAGGACGCCATTCAAACCGGGGCCGCGTTCGACAGCGCAATGGCCTCGGTGGCCGCCACTATGGGGACCACTGTGGACCAGCTGGGCACTATGCGGGCCTTCGCGCTGGAGATGGGAGCCAATACCGCCTTTACGGCCACGCAGGCCGCCGAGGCCCTGAACTATATGGCCCTGGCCGGATATGACGCCCAGACCGCCATGTCCACGCTGCCCACCGTGCTGGACCTGGCCGCCGCCGGAGGGGTGGAGCTGGCCTCCGCCTCCGACATGATCACAGACGCCCAGTCCGCCCTGGGGCTCACGCTGGAGGAGACCACCATTCTGGTGGACCAGATGGCCAAGACCTCCACCAAGAGCAACACATCGGTGGCGCAGTTGGGGGAGGCCATTCTCACCGTAGGCGGCACGGCCAAGTTTATGGCCGGCGGGACTCAGGAGCTCAACCAGGTGCTGGGCATTCTGGCCGACAACTCCATCAAGGGGGCGGAGGGCGGCACCAAGCTGCGCAACATTATTCTGTCCCTGTCCATCCCAACGTCGGACGCCGCGGCCCAGCTGGACGCGCTGGGGGTGGCCATCTTTGACGCGGAGGGGAATATGCGGGAGTTTTCCGACATTTTCCCCGAAATGCAGAAAGCCCTATCCCGGCTGACCAGTCAGGAGCAGATCGACGCCCTGGGGGCCATTTTCAATACCCGGGACATCGCCGCGGCCCAGGCCCTGCTGGGCACCACGGCGGAGCGGTGGGAGGAGCTGGACGCCGCGATCCAAGGGGCGGCGGGGTCCGCCGCGCGGATGGCGGAGACCCGGCTGGACAACCTGGCCGGAGACCTGACCCTTATGCAGTCCGCCGCCGACGGGGTAAAAATCGCCTTCTCCGACAGCCTGACCCCCGCGCTGCGGGACGCGGCTCAGGCGGGAACGGGCATTCTCACCGTCGTGGGGAGCTTTCTCACTGAGTTCCCCATTTTGGGAAATGTCCTTGCCGGGACTGTGGTGGGCGTGGGCGCTCTTACCGTTGGAATGGGGGCCATGAAGATCGCCAGTCTTTTAGCAATGGACGCGGTGGGTGGTTTGACTGGCGCAATCATGGCCTCTCCCGTGGCTCCCTTTGCGTTGGCCATCGGGGCGGGCACAGCGGCTCTGACCGCCCTGGCGGGCGCCGCGGACGACGCGGGGAAAAAACTCACGGAGACCGCCCAGGCCATTGAGGACAGCAAGACCGCCTACGAACAGCAGATACAGGCCGCGGCGGAGGAGCGGCAGAATATAGAGGACCTGGCCGCCCAGCTGGAGGAGCTGGCGGGGAAGGAGAACCGCACCGCGGGCGAGAAACAGCAGCTTTTAGCCGTGACGGAACAGCTGAACCAGGCCGTTCCGGGGCTGAGTCTGAGCTATGACGCCCTGAACGACAGCCTAAGCATGACCGCGGAGGAGGTATTGGCCCTGGCCCGCGCCCAGGCGGAGGCGGAGGAGCGGGCCGCGGCGGCCCAGGCCGTGGTGGACGCGGAGCGAAACCACGCCCAGGCGGTCCGGGAGCTGGAGCAGGCTCAACTCGACCTTGCCGCCGCCCGGGAGGCGGCGGCGAAGGCGGAGGCGGACGGCTGGGCCGCCGATCTCGCCGGGATCGAGATCATGGGCGAGCTCAACGGCAGCGTAAAACAGGCCGAGGCGGTGGTCCGGGAACTGGAACAGGCGGTGGAGGACAGCCAGGAACAGATGGAAAGCGCCGCGGACCGCCTGAACGAGCTTGCGGAGAGCGCGGAAAGCGGGGCGGAAGGCATGGATGGGCTTTCGGACGCCCTTGAGCAGGCCGGGGAGAGCGCCGCCGGGGCGGCGCCGGGGCTGGCGGAGCTGGAGGAGGCCACCCTGTACGCCGCCGGGGCGGCGGATACCCTGTCCGCCGCGCTGAAGGAGCAGGAAGAGAGCGGCTCCCTGTCCCTGGACACCACCAACAAGCTGATCGAGGCGGGTTATGCCGCCGCTATCTCCATCGACGGGGAGACCGGGGCGGTCACCCTGAACCGGGAGGAATATGTGCGGCTGGCCAGCGCCAAGATACAGGATCAGATCGCCAGTCTCCAGAGCGCAAAGGCCAACCTGGAGAGCAAGAAAGCCCTGGACGCGGCGGCTGATGCGGCGGACCGGGCGGGGAGCGCCTACTGGGACGCGGCCAAGGCAAAGCTGGCCCAGGCCTACGCGGAGGACGCCAAGGCCATCGACGTCCAGATCGCCGCCCTCAACCGCTCCATGAAGGCCCTGAACAGCTACTCCGGGACGGTCACGGCCGTGTCCAGGTCCTCCTCCTCCGCCAGCAAGGCGGTCAAAACGCAGGCACAGAAGGACCTGGAGGCGTATAAAACGCTGAAGGCCGAGCTGGACCACGAGAAGGCGATGGACCTGGTCAGTGAGGCGGACTATTATGCCCGGCTGACCCAGCTACGGGACCAGTATCTCACCGATCAGGCCAATCTAAGCGACTACAACAAGGTGACGGAGGCCATCTACAAGGCGGACCAGAGCGCCCTCCAGAACCGGGAGAAGCTGTGGCAGGCCGCGGGGGACAACATTCTGAAGCTTGAAGAGGAGTTTCAGACGCGGCTGGCCTCCCGGGCCAGTGAGATCGTGAACAGCTACAAGCTCTTTGACCAGGTGCCCGAGTACCAGAAGGCGGCGGGGGAGGAGCTGATCGCCAACCTGGAGGGGCAGATCGCCTCCATCCAATCCTTCTATGGAAACCTCGCCGCCCTGGAGGAGCGGGGGGTGGGCGCCGGCCTGGTGGAGGAGATTCGCGGCATGGGCGTGAAGGCCAGCGGGGAGTTGGAGGGCCTACTGGAGCTCACCGACGCGGAGCTGAGCCGGTACGCCAACCTCTATGAGGAGAAGCAGGCGCTGGCCAACCAGATCGCCCTGGAGGAGCTTGGAAAACTCCGGGCGGACACCAACGACCAGATTCTGGAGCAGCTGGACGACGTGGCCCAGCTTTACGACACCAACGCCCCCGCTTTGGGACTGTCCTTCGCCCAGAGACTGGCCGACGGGATTTTCCAGGGGATGGGGGACGTGGAGCAGGCGGCGGTGAGCGCGGCCAACGCCGCCCTGGACGCCTTTCAGCGGACCTACAACGGGGACGTGGAGACCATGATGACCGCCTCAAAGAGCCGGGTGACCTCCGATGACATCGGGTCCATGCTGGCCGGAGCGGTGAACGGGCTCAACGCCGGGGCCGGGGCCGCCTCCTATCCCACGGTGGACGTGACCCTGACCCTGGACGGAGACGTCCTGGCCCGGAACCAGGTGGACCCCCTGCGCAGGGAGTTCAAAGCCAAGCCGGAGACGCTGGACGATTGAGGAGGCGCGCATGACGCAAATCATTTTGGCGGGGGAAATTCCGCTGCCGGAGGTCTCCCGGGACAACTACTCCTGCTGGGAGGATATGCTGAGCGTTCAGGTGGACATGATCTCCGGGCGCCGGGTGGCGGAGCAGCGGGGGAAGGTGTGGAAGGTCAGCTACTCTTACGACTACATGGGCAACGAGACGCTCCGCCGGGTGCTGGCCGTGCTGCGGACCGGGGGGCCCTTTACCGCGACCGTCCTTCCGGACAACTCGGATAATGTGGTGATCTCCACCTTCCTGGTGGAGAGCCTGGACCCGCCCACGATGGCCTTCTCCCGGCGGAAGGGGGATAAGGAGGCCGCGTTCTGGCACAGGGTCGGGTTTACCCTGCGGGAGGAGAAACCGCACGATTGACCACAGGCAGGAGCAGGAGAAGGAGAAGGAAAGGGGGGGAAGCGGTTGCTGAAGCTGTCCCAGGCGTATCAGGAGGCCATTGCCGGCTCTCCCCGGCGGATCGAGCTGCTGGCGGTGGTGGACATCTCCGACCCGGACAAAAAAATACTGCCCCCCACGGCGTCGGCCGAAGCGCCCTGGAGCCTCCTGGACCAGGTCAGGAACTACGAGCTGGACACCCCGGCGCGGATGGCCACGCTGGAGCGCAGCCGGTGGCTGCTGGACGGGTCCTTCAGCTTGTTCCCGGACAACTACGCCGTGCCCGGGGAGGTGGGGTACGCCTCGGACGCTATGAGCGGGGCGGACGGGAGGTTTCCCAGCCCGGTCTGGGTGCAGCTCAACTTCGAGCACGTGCGGATTTTGCAGGGCTGCTCCGTTTACTTCACCGAGGACCCGATGGACGGGGTACCGGCGGACTTTACCGTGACGCTGTACCACGGGGAGACGGAGCTCCACACAGTGGAGATCAAAGCCAACCGGGAGCACAAGGTCAAATTGAGAGGCTTCACCGTCTACAACCCCACGGCCATCCGCCTGACGGTGACCCGGATGTCCCTCCCATTCCGCCGGCTCCGGGTGGTGGAGATCATCATGGGCCTGTATGAGCGGTGGGGGAACGGGGACCTGCACAGCTTTTCCGTGACGCTCCAGGGACAGTTCAGCTGCCTGTCCATCCCTTACGGGACGGCGGCGCTGGAGATGGACAACTCTGAACGGCTGTTTGAGCCAAGGCGCAAGGACTTCATCTTCGAGAGCCTGGAGGAGCGGCAGGGGATCGACCTCTATATCGGCGCGCGGACCCCGCAGGGGGTGGAGCGGGCCCGGCTGGGGACCTTTTACCAGTACGCCGACGGGTGGAAGACCTCGTCGAACGATCTGGTCATGAAATGGTACCTGGTGGACATCATCGGACTGCTGGCCGGCAGGACCTTCCTCCCGCCCCCTGTCCTGCCCGCGACCCTGGAGGGATGGATCAAGGCGGTGGTCTCCCAGCTGGGGGAGAACTTCGCGGACCGCTATCATGTGGACCCGGAGTACGCCAGAAAGACGGTGACCGCCAACAGCCTGAACGACGTGACGGGGAAAAAGTGCGGCGATATCATCCGCTGGGCCTGCCAGACTACCGGGACCTGGCCCCGGGCCAGGCAGGAGGACGGAGCCCTGACCATAGAGCCGCTGTGGAACGAGGGGAACAAGTACACCCTGGACAATCTGAACAGCTACCCCACCATGAAGGCCAACGACAGCATCGCCGCCCTGATCTTCCGGCTGGCGCTCCCGGAGCTGCCCCCGGATGAAAACGGGAACGTTCCCGAGGACACCCGGCAGAAGGAGGTGGTGATCGGCGGCAACGAGACCAGCAGCGAAAAGACGGTCACCATCATCAACCCGTTTATTCACACCGCCGCCCAGGCCCTGGAGGCGTCCAGGCTTATCCTCTCGCAGTACGGCGGGAACCTCTACGAGACCACCGGGCGGGGGGACCCCTCCAGCGAGATCGGGGACGTGGATACCATTTGGCTGGATGAATCCAGCGCGGCCAGCGCCCGGCGAATGAGCCAGACCTTCCAGATCAGGGACGGCGTGCTCCGAAACTGCAAAAGCACCCTCCTGCAGGCCTCCGGGCTCTCCCTCTATACGGAATATGCCGTCTTGACGGGGAGCGGGGTGTTCACTGTGCCGGACGGCGTAACGGTTCTGCGGGTTATTCTAGTCGGCGGCGGCCACGGGGGCGCGAAGGGCGATCCGGGCGTGCCGGCCTCCCACGACGAACGCCGGGCCTACCCCTCGGAATACGGACAGCCGGGGGCGGGCGGCTCAGGCGGAAAAATCTGGACGGGGACGGTGATGGTCAACCCCGGGGACCGGATCGAGTACGCCTCCGGCGCGGGCGGCGGACCGGCCCAGGACGGCGGAAACACCATTTTCAGCGGTTACAGCTCCTCGGCGGGGACGGTATACCCCAACGGCTACACCGAGCTGATCACGGGGACGACCTACGCCCGGACCGGAGTGGCGGCCCCCAGCCCCGGCAGCGGCGACGGCGGCGCGGGCGGAGCGGGTGGCAAACCGGAGACGGGCTACTGGATCATGGACCTGAGCAAATACGGCGATTTGATCACATACGTCCCGGGCGAGCCCGTGGGCGAGGGAGAACCGGGCGCCGCCGGAGGGTCCGGCTGCGTAGTGGTCTTTTGGACAAAACAGGCGTAGGAAAGGAGAACTCAATGGTTCAGAAAACCTATGTCCCCATTATCATCGGGGCGTTTCTCTCTCCCAACCCGGCGAAGGCCGGCCAGCCGGTGCTGGTCTCTATCGCGGCCGCTGATTTGGAGATCGTGCCCCGGGCCGAGGCGTTTACCAGCGGGGAGTTCTCCAGCGGGGAGGAGTAGTCGCGGACGGAGGGTGAAAAAAGCCCGCCCCCGGGAGGGGACGGTTTTGGGACAAGCGTACAACTCATCCGTCCAGGACATTGATCGCCCTGCGCAGGAATTCCGGTTTGCTGATTCCTTCTTTCACGGTATAGTCATCTATGCGCTGAGACAGGTCCGGCTTGACCCTGGCGGTGAACTGACGGTACGCTTTGGCGTTATACCGCGCCTTTACCGCGCTGCTGGTATGCGTCTTGCGCTTTGGCGCTTCTATGACTTTCCCCTCCTTTTTCAGAATGGGGGCCGGTTTCCCGGCCCCGTTGGGTCACGGTTGACTTCCGGCGATGTATGCGTCGATGATCGCCTCTGCGTCCTTGTATGCATCTTCCCCTAGCTTTTCCTTAAAAAGAAGCTTGAGATCGTATGCCATCGACTTTTCGATTTTCTTCATTTCGGTTTCCGTCATAACTGCGGACCTCCTTCCTTTGGGGTGATTTCATGATAACATACTGCTAGCACCATGTCAAGATTTTTTTGAAAAAGTTGGGTGATACCGTGGCCCTGACGCAAGTCCGGGTGAAGCTGGGCGGGGAGGGGGCTACTGGAGGCCGAGCTGCTGCTTCAGCGCCGCCTGCAATACGGCGGAAACGTTGATCCCGGCCTTGCTGGCGGCATCGTCCAGATAGGAGGGCAGGGATACATTGCGCCGGACGGTTTTTTGCTCGATGGAGCGGCGGTACATGGTCAGGTCGGCGTCCACAAGAGACACGATTTCATTTTCCTTGTGGGGGACGCCGGCGGACGCCGGCGGGAGAGGGTCGCCGTCGTCCTCCATGTCAATCCCCGTCAGACTAATGGCGTCACGGGCCATGTAAATGGCGTCGGCCAAGTCCTTGCCGCTTGTGTTGATGTTCAGGTCAGGCACATAGGCCATATAACCGCCTTCATCCAGCGGGGTGAACACAACAGGATATACGACTTTCATACTAAAACCTCCTATGTTTGGGCGGGGGCCTATTTCAGCCCCCACCGCCGAATGATTGCCTGTGCCAGCGGTTCGGGAATCTCCCTGTGGCGCTCGATGATTTCACGGGAACTCCCTTTTGCGTAAATATCATGGTTTGCTCCGTTCCGCTTCAGATGCCATCCGTTTTTCTCCAACAGTTTGATCAGTTCCCGCCGCTTCATGCCCTCACCTCTTGAGACCATTATACACATTCGATGTGTATTTGTCAATGGGAAATGCGAAATTTAAGGGGGAAAAAATTTTGGCAATTACACAGGTCCGGGTGAAGCTGGGGACAACATGGATTGACCTGGCCTATAACCCCGCCACCGGACGTTACGAGGGGTACCTCACCCCCAGCGGGACCTCCTACCACCAGCCCGGCGGATACTTCTCTCTGGAGGCGGAGGCGGTCAACGAGACCGGGCGGACCGCGGCGGCCAGCGGGGAGACCTTGGCGGGCCTGCGGCTGGTGGCCCGGGAGACCGCCGCCCCCGAGCTGAAGCTGATCTCCCCGGCGGCGGGGTACCTGGCCACGCAGACGCCCACGCTGATCTTCGAGGCGACGGACGAGGAGAACGGGTCCGGGGTGGACCCGGGGAGTTTTGCTGTGCTGGAGGAGCGGACCCGGGCCAGCCCCCGGACGTCCTACGAGCCCATCCCCGGCGGCTTCCGCTTCACTTGGACGCCCCCGGCGGCCTGGGGGGAGGGTCCGCACACCGTGACCGCGTCGGTGGCCGACCACGACGGCAACCTGGCCACGGTGTCGGCGGCGTACTTTGTGGACACCATACCGCCCACGGTGGAGATCAAGGGCGTGATCCGCCATGTGGTGGACACGGACCGGGTGCGTTTTACTGTGGACGCCAGGGACGGCGGCTCCGGCGTGGAGCGGGTGACGGTGGAGCCGCCGGCGGGCGCGGACGGGGCGGTCCCCCTGGAGGTGGGGGAGAACCACATCGTGGTCACCGTCACCGACAAGGCCGGGAACACGGCTACCGGCACCCTGTACATGATCCGGCTGATCACCGACCGGACCGCCTTCGACGTGGAGAAGGTGCGGGAGCTGTGCCAGCGGGGGATGGACCGCTGGTCCGCTGAGGAGACGGCGTGGTTCAACGCCGCCATTGTTCGGGGAGCCTACAACGACACCGACCTGAACCGGGTCGGGACCGCGGTGCGGTACCTGGCCGGGGAGCTGGCCAAACTGGGATACAACCCCGCGGCGCGCTCCAAAACCGATTGGACCATGCGGGACGTGCCCACGGAGAGTCCAATGCGGGACTACCTCGGCGGCGTGGAGGCCGTGGTCACCGCCCAGCCCCTGTTCTACCTGCTCCGTCAGCCCCTGCCTGAGACCATGCGCGAGCTGGACATCACAGGGGCCAACCAGATCGAGGAGGCCTTGACTATGGTGGAGGAGCCCTTCTCCCGGTACCGGAGCTGGACCAGCGGAGAAATCACCTGCGGAGGATATTGAAAGGAGTGATCCCGTGAAAGATACCATCATTAAAAGCAGCGGAAACAGCCGGTCACTGGCCTCCGTGCCCAACTTCCTGTCGCTCTACCCCACCTATGAGGCGTTTGCCCAGGCGCTGGTCACCGGGCAGCTGCCCATCGACATCGGGCCCCTCAACCCGGCGGGGTGCGACGTGGTGGGGACCAGCCTGAACAAGGCCAATCTCCTGTCGGATGCCACGGCCGCGAATCTGGGCCTGACTCAGTCCGACCCCACGGTAAACAACGCCCTCCAGGCCTTGGACAGCGCCGTCCGGTCCACCGTGCCTATCAGCAGGGGCGGCACAGGCAGGACCAGCGCCGCCGCGGCCCTCTATGCCCTCATAAACGGCGCGTCCGCCCTGACCGGCTCTACCGTCGCCACCAATGACTATCTTCCCTTGCTGGACGCAAGCGCAGCAACCGGGAAAAAGGTTACGCTAAGCGATCTCCTGACCTTCTTCCAGGGCAGCGGCGTGCCCAAGATGGCGGCCGGCTCCTACACCGGGACCGGAAAAAGCGGCCCATCGAATCCGACCTCTTTAACCTTCCCCCTGACGCCTTGTTTTGTATTGATACGTGCAAACGCTGAAAGTAAATATTCAGACGCAGGAGAATATGGTCAATTCATTTGGTGTCAGGGGTTAGCCTCGTGGTTCCCGAACAGAACGTCTACCAATGCGGACAATAATTTTCTATCCGCTTCGTTGGCCGGACATAAGTTGTCCTTTTGGGCGCCGGAATCAGGCACTTTTTACAGCAATGTCCAGTGTAATGGGGCAGGCGCGACCTATCGCTATTTTGCCATCGGCACAACATAACGCAAAAGGAGGAAGAGACCCCAATGACCATCGTCAAGATCGAGCCCTATGAAAACGGAGCCCACGCCAACCAGACCCTCGACGGGGACACCCTTGAAACCTTCCCCATCCCGGAGGGCTGGGCCCTGGTCCCGGAGGACCTGGGTACGCCGGATACGCTGGAGAATTACCCCTTCGGCGAGATCACCACGGAGACGGTGGACGGCGTGCCAACGGTGACCGGCTGGACACCCCTGCCTCGCCCGGAGCCGGAGCCGGAAGAGGCCGCGCCGCGGTACACGGAGCTTCAGCTGCTGGGCCAGCAGGTCACAGACCTGGAGTTGATGGTGCTGGGAGGTGAGAGGAATGTTTGAGAACCTGAAAAAGCGCTATGAAATGGGCTGGATCAGGAAGGACCAGCTGGCGCGGTATGTGGACCTGGGCGCGATCACGGCGGAGCAGGCCCGGGAGATCGCCGGGCCGCGAAAAGAGGAGGTTTGACCTTGAAATGATTCGGCTCCAAGCGCAAAAGGCGAAGTTGAGGATTGTAGAAAATGAGACCATTACCAGCGGCAGCGTGAACTCCTATCACGTGCAGTTTTTGTTCTCGCCGGACTGGAATGGCCTGACGAAGACGGCGGTCTTCCGGGCGGGGGAGGTATCCCGGTCCGTGCCTCTGGGCCCCGAGAACGAGGCGGTGATCCCCAGGGAGATCCTGACGGTCCCGGGCAGCTACCTGATGATCGGGGTGTTCGGCAAGCTCGGGGAGGAGGTGGTGCTGCCCTCCGTCTGGGCGGACGCCGGGAGGATCATCCGGGGCGTGCCGTCTAATTGGGGCGGGGACCATGCCACCGACCTGTGGGAGGAAAAACTGGACCAAAAGGGCGACGCCCTGGAATATGATGGCCAAACGCTGTCCCTCATGAGCGGGGATACTGTGCTGTCCTCGGTGGAGATCACCGGCGGGAGCGGTCCAGGCTTTTTGACCGACCAGAACTCCGGCAGGCCGGTCAAGGTCTGGTTCGGCACCGTCGAGGAGTACAACGCCCTGGAGACGGTGGACCCGGACGTCTGCTACAACATCCTGGAGGGCGCGGCTTATGTTGGTTAAACAGGGAAAGGAGGTGTACCCTCTGAGACGGTCCAGAATCCAGATCGGCGAGAATGTGGTCTATGACCGAGACACACGGCACAAAAGCTGGTTCATCCTGGACCTGGAGGCCAATGGCCGCCTCCGCCGGGAGGCGGGACCCGGCAAAGACACGGTTTCCGCGGACTAAAGTACATCCAAAACAAATTTTTAAGGAGTGACCACTATGGCAGCTTATTTTACCCTGACCCTTGACACCACCGCCCCCAGCGGCGGCAGCATCAGCGTTACCGCCCTTACCGCCCAGCGGCTCGTCGCGCTGACCCTCAGCGCGGAGGACGCCGCCCAGATGAAGCTCTACGGGGATATCGGCCCGGACGCCGCCCCCACCGCCGAGGCGGACGCCGCCTGGGAGACCTACGCCGATTCCAAGAGCGTCCAGCTCACCTCCGGCGACGGGGCCAAGACCGTCAAAGTCAAGTTCCGCGACGCCGTGGGCAACGAGACCGCGGAGTACACCGCCGCCACCGTGCTGGATACCGCGGCCCCCATCGTGACCATCACCGGGCCGGATGTGACCACCGTGTCCAAGGTCTCCGGCTATAACGTCAGTTCCTTCACCTTCTCCGCCGACACCGCCTTTATCGAGTGGAGCGTGCGGGTGGTCCCGTCCTCCAGCAGCCTCTACACCGCGGGCACCGAGATCGGGACCGGAAGCGGTTCCGTCAATATGTCCGGGACCGCCGAGACCGCCGCGGACACGCCCATCTCCTGCACCATCAACGCCGCCGACCTGGAGGCTGCCAGCAGCGGGGACGGGGCGAAGATCGTCAAGGTGTTCGTGAAGGATTCCGCCGGAAACTGGAGCGTGTAATGGCGGCCCCCGAGCTGACATTTTCTATCACCGGC